TCAGCAGCCGCAGGCCAGAATTACAAGTTCGCTATTAAGATGGATTTGTTAGATGGTAATACGACAGTTGTTGAAACTTGGATTCTAGAGGGTGCATTCATTCAGAACGCTGACTTCACAGACTTAGACTATGCGGCATCCGAATCCGTAAAGGCTACCGTTACCTTCCGATTTGACCATGCACGTCAGAACGTTAATCCGGGTGGAGCACGCGGTAATGCAACTGGTGGTGCTGGTTCTACTGGTGCTGGGTTCGTACTATAAGATTCATAGGTAAAGGGCATGGATTGTCCTTGGTGTTGAGAAGGCTCGTTTACGCGGGCCTTCTTCTTTTATAAATACTTTAAAGAATGAGGATTTATTATGGCTAAAGGCAAACTTACATCACAATCATTTCGGGCGGATGCCCCAAATGGTGGTGCCGGGGACACATTTGCAAACAGACCGTACAAGCTTAAATTTAATTTTACGGCCACAATTAAATTCAGGAGTGGTTCTACCGTGGGCCCGCTGAATATGGAAGATGGTGCTACCTTCGGTCTTAAGCAAGCATCCAGACCAAACCCCACTGTAACTTACCAAGATGTAAATGTATACAATTACAGAACCAAAGTAGCAACCAAAATGGAATATGGTACGATGCAAATAACCTTTTTTGATGATTCTGAAAACCTTGCCCATGATGTATATTCAGCATACCTAAAGAGTATCAGCCCTGTGGCTAACATGGAAGGTAAACATGCCAATACTTTATACAGTGGCCGCACCGGCCCCAAGAATAAGAGTTTTAATGGAGTTTCCAGTGCACCAAGTGCTGGGTCTATAGGACCATTACCGCCTACGCCTAATGGGTATGAGTCTAGTATTATAGAACTTATCACAATCAAACATTGGTATATGAAAGGGGAAGCCGTTGAGTCTGTTTCATATGAATTTTTAAACCCGAAGGTCGTTAACATGACACTTGACGAATTGGATATGACACAATCAGATGTAAGTACCATCATGATGAACTTCGTATATGATTCCGTATATATCGACACACCTGAAGGTAATGATGCCGATCTAGCACCCGACTCAATGATCGAACACTTGGGACGAGTTGATAATAAAGCCGATGAAGTATTTGCAGAAGATACAAAAACATTCGACTTATCTGATTTACGAGCTAGGATTTCCGACGTGAAGCGTCTCATAGAAAGGGTTCGTAGATTGGACACAATCCCTGATATTTCAGTGCTTGGGGCGATTGGTGCCGTAGCGAAAGGCATTAATAATATAGCCGAAGGTAAGCCAGCGGTTGATAATCTAGGTATATAAAATACTATGGGCTGGCGGCAGAATTTTTATGAAGTTAAGCACCCGGAGAAGTATTTGGGGGATGTAGAAAATGTATTCTTTCGCTCTTCGTGGGAAATGGAAGCCTTTAAGTTTTGTGATAATAACCCCAATGTACTTAAATGGTCATCTGAAGAAATAGTAATACCATATACAAAGCCAGCGGCGAATGGTGGATTTAGGCCAGCTAAATATACACCAGACCTCTATATGGAGTACGTGAAGAATAATGGGACTCATTGTAAAGACTTGATTGAAATCAAGCCACACAGACAAACGAAGCCGTCCAGATCAAAAAATACAAAGAATAAGATGTTTGAAAACCAAATACACTTCGTAAATCAGTTGAAGTGGGATGCGGCCCGTAACTGGTGTAAAGGAAAAGGTATTACATTCAGGGTGATAACTGAAAAAGATCAGTTCAATTAATCAACAAGATAGGAACAAAATGCTAAATATAGATAAAGAGTTCGAGGATTATTATGCAAAATATTAAAGAAACAGCGGCTGGGGGATCTATAGGGGCACACTCTATAGCAGTAAGACACGACCGTATGGGTGCAATGCAATCGCGTATGTCCTTAAAGGATTTTATGCTAGATTTTTATAGTAGAATTAATAACCGAAATAAATACGGGCCTCTACGTGCCGACCTGAAGGGATCTATATCTAAAATATCTGAATCTGCTGCTCACCCATATCAATTGGATGATGCCACATCCCGATTTAAAAACATGGAAGCACAGGGTATAACGGACGATAATGATACCGTTTCATATGCTGTGCAGGATGATACAGATAATCTCATGATTATTACAGTCCCACTGCAACAAGGTGAAGACCTCGAACGCCGCGTTGCACAGGCACTAGCTGATGTGCTGGATTTCAAAAAAACGGGCAATGGTGAGAATAAAACTCTAGCAGAGTTGCTATATGAACTAAAAGATGAATTTACAGTTATTGACGCAAGTTTCCCTGTTATCCCACGAGATGCCGTATACAACGCGGATGAAATAACAGAAGCCACGCCCGCTGATGAGCCCGGTGGTGAAGATGGTATGGATGACATGGGTGGTGAACCCGGTATGGACGACATGGGTGGTGAAGATGGTATGGATGACATGGGTGGTGAACCTCCTATGGGTGATAAGCCCGGTGAACCCGCAGAACCCGGCATGGACGATTTAGACAGTGAAATCGGTGATGACTTTGGGGATGGGGAAGATAAAGAATCTCTCTTAACATCCGTTCTAGGGATGTTGAAATCTCAGAATGAAAAGGAAACCGCACAAGCAAATGCCGAAATCGAAAAGGCTAAAGCCAAACAAGCCGAGATAGCATTGAAATCATCTACGGGTGAAATGAAAGCACAAGAAGAGAAGATTGTGGTACAGGCTGAGATGGATGCTGCGAAGGATAAAGAAAAGCGTATAAAAGAATTAGCAGACATAGCTAAATTCAACTATAAGAAGAAGCATGGTCTTAGTGAACATTTCTCTCCGTTGTTTAAGTCTGTTATAATGGAGTTTGATATGGCGTTATCACCACAGCAAGTTGCCCGCCAAAAGTCAATGGTTGCTAGGAATTATCAAACAGACCCGGGTGCCGAAGACGAAGAAGTGGTTTTAAATAAAGGACTAGCTCAACTTGAGAGAAAAAGAAAGAATATTGAATTACAGGCGGCTAAAAAAATTGAAATAGCTAAAGCTTCCAAAAGGGCAAGAGAACAATCAGATAAGATAAAACAGGGCCAAGACCCCAGATTCAATCAGAATAATCCAAATAATCCACAGGGTGGTCCCAATGACATTACTTAATACACTGATCGAAAGTATAATTACTGAAGAGGAAAATCAAAACATTGCGGAAGATACTGTATTTGTCATTGAGGAAATAGAATCAATGCTACGGGAAGTACGCCGAATGAAAGCCACTTTAGGTAAAGTTGATATCAGTGAGGAAGATGAGTTTGAAATACATGTAGCCTTGGCCGAGATGGAAGATGCTCTCGACACGGACGATATTAATATTTTAGCTGAAACCGTAGATCGTCAATTCCGTCGCTATGGTGATACCTTCCTACGTCAGTATAGATGCACCTCTGGACCTAAGAAGGGAAGATTGGTAACATCCCCCGAGAAGTGTGGAACACGTAAAGACCCGCGTAAAGTTCGTCAGGGAAAACGATCAGCCAGAATTAAGAAAGGAATACGGGTACGTAAAACATTATTTACCAAGAGAAAAACTCCATCCAAGCGATTGAGTCGTTTAAATAAGATTTTGCGTGGGGACCATATTAAAAAGGGCGAAGATAATTCAGCCGCTAGTAAATCGTCTTCAACAACTAAGTTGAAAACCTTAAATAAAAATTTAGGGAGTCCAAAGTAAATGTATTTTAAAAACCCAGAGGAATTAGTAGAATTCTTTAATAAATTAGATTTAGAACGATCCACGCTTGTAATGTTAAGTGAAGGAAAGAAAAAGAAGCCTAAGTGTGAATGTGTAGGTGAATGTGCATGTGAAGTGGAAACGGAAGAGGAAGAGGATGCCAAGACTGAATCGGTAAGCACTACCCCCGAAAGTATAATAGTAGAATCTCTATCCGGTGACCCATCATTCTCATTGAGTCTCGTTGAGGAAGGTGATAATGTTTTCTATGTGAAAGATTATGATGTTAGCCTTCTGGAAGAAGGTAACAGTGATGGGACTGGTAAAATTGTACTAGAGGACAGAACATCTCACCTCAATATGTCTTCGGAAGATAACGTTGCTACTGTAGATTTAACGGTCGTGGTAGACAGTGTTCGCATTTCAACTATTCCATTTAAGTTAGTGAAGACGGACGAAGCCCCACATATTATATTAAACAAAGCTCACCTACCGTAAAGATTTATACATATCTATTATAGTACTTATTCTAGGAGTTAATATGGCATATAAGTCACCCTTTCTTATAGTCAAAGATCTAATATCACCTTTACAATGTGAAGACACCATACGACGATTAAATCATATCAGCCCCAATATAGATCAGGGTGGGCACCCAACTGTAACATATAAAGGGAATGTTCTTACAGAACTGAGAATTACACCAGAGTTTCTTAAATATATTCCAACCATGGAATCACATTATGGCTTTGAATATAAAACCTTGACACCGTTTGTGTTTGAGTGGTATCCTATGGGATTCCCGGGACAGAAAGCGGGCAGTGAAGGAAACAGGCTTGTTACCAAACGTGGAGAAGCACCAAGGTGGCAACGAACTAAGGATTATGATTTTACTGTTGTTGTGTTTTTAAACGATTACAGCGACAAACAAACATTTGATGAAAGGTTTGAAGCCCGTGGTGGTAAATTAGAATTCCCAACTCACGACTTCGGTTTCAACCCAATAAG